GTTCGTCGTCGACAACCCGGATATTTGGCTCGTCGCGGTGAGCGCGGCGGCGGTGACGTTGTTCGTCCAGCCAAGCAGCGCGTTTGTCATACCAGCACCATGAGAGTTATTGTAGCATCCGCCGAACGAATTTGTTCCCCGACCACCACGCCGGGCTGACCCGCGCGCAGATCGTCCAGCGGGTGAACGAGCGTCACCGTGTCGCCGAACTCGCGGGCAATCGCGACATCGCGGGGCAGCACAACCGAGTACAGCCGCCGGCGGACGCCCCACAGCGCGCCCAGCCGGTTCGCCACCGCCTGCGCGTCGGCGAGCACCAGCAGCGGGCCGGGCAGCGGTGCAGGGTCGTTCGGACGGCGATATTGCGTCAGCACAGCCCCGCTCGACCATCCGGCATAACGGAACTGCGCGGCGAGGAATGATTTGCGGTCCATGCTGGTCACGGCCGGCGAGACATCGGTTGTGTTCGGGTTGTAGTTCTGCGCGTAGCCGACCCGGAATCTGAATGGCGGCGGCGACACGTTGGCCGGCAGCGGTATCGGCGTGACCGACACTGTGTTCGCCGTGGTGAACGTGGCAACAGGGGTGTGCGTGCCCGGCGGCTCCATAGGCAGCACCGACAACGCGCCGGTGCGGAGCGGCACCATTTTCATGCCGGCCCCGGCCAGTGCCGCGCCTGCTGCGTCCAGCCCGGCCACCGGGGCAGGGCCGAAGTACAGTCCAGCGAGATACGGGTAGGCCGAGTCGATCGCGGCGAACGATGTGGTGTCCAGGTTCCCGGCCGGCAGTTTGGTATCCTCGGTCAGCAGGTAGCGCACAATCGCCGCGAGCGTCGTTTGCGTGCCGGCTACCGGGAACGCGCCGGTCACATCCGCCGTGATCGTCCGAACGGGCGTGCTGCCAAGCTGGAACAGCCCGCGGGCGTTGTTCGTGCGGTAATGTCCCGGCGTCGTGCTGCCCGTGTAGAGGTCCGATACGTCGGTCTGAAACACGATGTTCGTCTGATCGCCACCCTCGGCCACGGCTACCACCATGCCAGGGCCGTCGCTGTACTGATATATTCGGTTCGTCGGGTCGACCAACACCGCCGGCACGTTCTGCACCGGGTTGCCTGACGTGCCGCCCCGCGTTTTCGGCTTCGGTAGCCCCGTCAGGTCGGCGCCGCCGTCCAGGCCGCCCGTGCCGCCATAGAGCGCCGATTGCAGGGGTTGCGTCAGCCAATACTCGGCGCCCCGGAGCGGCACGTCGAGCGTGATTTCGGTAAGCGCCCAGGGTGTCGCCAGGCCAGAGAACGCTAGCGCCAGATCAGCGAACGCCGGATCAGTCCAGATTCCGCGCGCCGGGTCGAACGCTTTCCGGCCGCTGTAGATTCGCACCGCGCGGCCGTCGCTGTTCTGACTGGCGACGACGCTATCCCACTGGCCGTTCGGGTTTGCCAGCGACACACTGCCCCACGCCACCGCCGAGCCGGTGCCGACCGGATCGAGATCAACGCGGCGGTCGATCGCGAACGCCGACGCCAGCAGCGGCGGAAATACGCGCATACCGCCGGAGTCCGTCGACCGGCCGCGGTACCCCGTGTCCGACGCCCTGATCGTCCCGTAAACTTCGGCCGATGACGGGTCGGCCGGCGTACCGTGCGCCCGCGTGCCGTGCGCGGCGGCAGCCGCCGCGCCGCCGACCGCCGGAACGTAGGTGTCGATCTCGACCGCGTAGAACTGGCTCATGGCGTGGCCGCAGCTTGCTGCAATTCAAGCCGAATCGCTTCAAGCTGCGCTTTCAGATCGGCCATGGCGGCCACCATCTGATCCGTCGCAGTCTGTTGGATTTCCGCCATCGCCGAGGAAGTCAGCGTGTCCGGCGAGGTATTCGATATCCCCGTGAGCACGTCGACGACGCTCTGGAAATCGGTCGCGTATTGCGCCCCCGAACCGTTCAAATTCCGTGACTGGCCGAGGAAGTCGTTGGCGTAACCCTGGACCTGCTGCAGCGCCGAGTAGTCGCCGCCGGACGCCTTCGCGGCGATCGACTGGAACCCGGATCGCGAAAGCGCGTATTGGTCCTGCGGCGACAACGGCGACGCGCTGCCGGTCTCGATCGAGCGGACGTAGCTTGCCAACGACGAGAACACCCCGGCGATCGACTGCCGGGCCGGGTCGTTGACGGAGTCAAGCACCTTGGCGCGCTCGGCGGCCAGGGTGTCATTCAGCAACTTCATGTTGCTGGCGTAATCCGCACTCGCCTTGTAGGCGTCGCCGAACAGCCCAGCCAGTTGCGTGCTGAGTTGATCCCGCTGCTGCTGCGCGCTCGCGTCGAACGCCAGAGTGGTCGATCCGGCGGCGTTGCCCTGCGCCGCCATCAACCGCACCTGCAAACCCTGCTGCGTCGCCAGGACCGTCGCTGCGGCGGCGTCGCGCACCGCCTTAGTCTGCGCAACCTGCGCCGTCATGAGTCCGTCCAGGGACAGCCCATAGAGTGCCGCTTTGCCGGCGGCGTCCGCGAACGCGGTGTTGATTTGGTCGATGCTGTCGGCCACCGACCCCGCCGGGACTTTAGACAACGAGTCGTATGTCGGGGCGAAACTGACCGCAGCTTGCAGCGCGTTCGTATCCGCGAAAGACCGGCCTTTGAATATCTTGTTCAACGTGCTGCTACTGGCGCCGCTGTTGGAGTTGAACCGAAGCTGATCGAAGCCAGCGCCGACCGAACCGACCTGCGAGTCGACCCCGTTGTTTCCGCCGACCGAGAACTGGCCGGAAGCGGATAGGCTGTTTGCGCTAAGATATTGGTTTATCTGCGCGATAGCCTGCATGTCGGAATTGTATTGATCCTGCGCAACAGAGTCGACGTAGGTGCGGCCGATCGTGCCGAGCGTGCCGTCGGCCTGCGCGCCGACATCCCACCGGTAGCCGTGGTGCTTCGGACCAGGGCCGAATAGGCCGCCGCCAGCGCCGCCGACTATGCCGCCGATCAACCCGCCGATGATGGTGCCGATGCCGGGGATGATGCTGCCGATCGCCGCGCCGGCCAACGCGCCCGCGCCAGACCCGATCGTCCCGCCGAGTTGGTGGCCGCCGAGTAGGGTGTTTGTCAACATACCGGCGCCGAAACCCAGTCCGACCCCGCCAAGCAAACTGCCCGCCGTCGTGGCCCCGACCGATCCCGCGTTCGCTACGCCCGCCGAGCCTAAAAACGCCTGTTCGCCGGCAGACACGCCGCCCCAAAGCGGCGTGCTCAATAAGCCTCCGGAGCCGGAGATGCCCAACCAATTACCGATCCCGCTGAGGTTGCTGAGGCTGCCGAGGCTACCCGCACTGCTCAATATGCTGCCGAAACCCCCGCTGGACGCGCCGACTGCGGTGCCGCCGCCAACAATGCTGCCGACGCTTCCGATGCCACCGAACGCCCCGTAATTACCGAATGTGTCGCTGCTGTTGCCACCAGCGACCACGGTTCCGCCCCCGCCGGCGATGCCGCTGGTGCCTCCCCCGATCTGCCCGAGCGCGGCGATGGTGTCGGTAATGGTGACGCGGCTGCCGCCGAACAGAGAGTTCAGCACCGGGTTCAGGACGGCGATTTTGAGCGCGTATTGGATCACGCTCCCGAGGGCCGCTTTCGCGATGTTGCCGAAGTTCACCGCTTTGCCCGCGCCGGTGGTGAAAGCGTTGCTGATCGAGGTGCCGATTGAGTCAAACGCGGTCGACCCCGCGTTCGCCATTTCGTTCACGGCGTTGGTCTGCCGGGCCAGGGCCGCCGTGCTGTCCGATATCGCGTTTGTGTTGGCGATCGACTGGCGCGAGATCACTGAATCCACATCGCCGCCGGCCGCGATAATCCGCTGGCGCTCTTTCAGGGCCGCGAGTTCCTTGTTGCGCACCTCGGTCGAGGCGCCGACCAGAGATATTTCTTTCTGCAGCGTCTCTAGGTCGTCGTTCTGCGCCAGCAGCTTTTGCGCGGTGCCGACATCGGCCTTGGCCGCGGCGTTGCGGTTCAGCGCATCGGTCTCGGTAATCACCTGCGCGACGTAGGCGGCTGTGCCAGGAATCGCCGTCTTGCGCGCGTCGTCGAGTGCTTTCGTCCGGTTCTGCGCGTCGATCGCCGATTTCGCGCCGCCCGTGTAGGCGGTCGCGATAGCTTCTTGCCCCGCCGTGTCGCGGTCGATCGCGGCCACCGCGTCACGGTGTGCGGCGGCGAGTTCTTCCAGCTTGGAGGTCTGCGCCGACAGCAGCGCGGTTTGATCCACCGCTTTACCGCTGGACCGCGCCGCCTCGACGAACTTCTGCTGAATCTCGGCCAGGTCGCGCGTCGCGCCGTCCTGCGCTTGCAACGGTGCAACCGCATCCTTCGCCGAGCGCGCCAGCTTCGCTTGCTCGGTGATCATGTCGGTGGCGCGGCCCTTGGCGATCGCCAGGGCCTCGGACAGCTTGTTTACGGTATCGGTGTCGCCCGCGCCCGCCGCCTGGTCGATACCCTTCTGCAGCAGCGATTGATCGGCCGCGTTCTGCGCGATCTGCACCGATAGCGCGCCGCTGCCCTTATAGGCGTTGAATGCGTCGTTGCCGAGCGTGTCGGCCGCCCCCGTCCCGACACCCGGAGCCGTGGCAGCCAGCCGCCCGCCTGGCGCCGCGAGGATGCCGGTGCCTGCGTATTGGCTACGGAAGTTCTGCACATACGCCTGCGTTTCGTTCGGCAGGGACGTACCCGAAGCAATCGCCTTGGCGTATTTGTTCGGCCCCATGTTGTAGGCGGCAACGCCCGCGTCGGTCGAGTGAAAGCGGTCGATCAGTTCGCGCAGGTAGAGCGCGCCGGCGGCGATGTTGGCGGCGTCGTTCGAAATACCGCCCGTGATTCCGTATTTCGTCGCCATATCCGAGAACGTGCCAGGCTGAACCTGCATCGGGCCTTGCGCGCCGGCCGACGAGGTTTGCCACGTGCCATCCGGGTTGCGCACGCCTTCGAGGTTCTGAATCGACGCGACGAGATTCGGGTCAAGCCCGGCCCGCGCGGCGCCGGCGGTGATAGCCCCTTGGATGTTCGCAGGAACACCGGACATCGGCGCGGCCACCGCCGCACCCCCTGGAGTCAAGCTGGCGAGCGTGCGGCCCGCCCAATTCACGGTGTTCACCAGCGCCGCTACTGTGTTGATCGCGAGCGTGCCCGCGGCGTCGATCGCGGCGCCGATATCCTTGAACACGCTGCCGATCGAGGAAGTCGGGCCGGTGAAAGCGTTCCCGAGATCCCGAAGCGCCTGGCGGAACGGCGTCACGTTGTCGCGCGCCCCGGACACCGCGCCCGACAGAGTCGCGGTATACTTGGCGAACGCCCCGGCTTTGTCGCCGCCGTCCTGCAGCAGTTTGATCGAGTCGACGAGCGCCGCATTGAACCCCCGAATCCCGTTATCCTCGGCCTGGCGCGCGGCGGTGGCCGGGTCGCGCAGCGCGGAGGCGAATTTTTCCGCCGCCTGCGGCACTGTCTCGCCCATCGCGGCAGCCGCGTCGGCCGCCAGCAGCAGATACGCTTTCAGGTCAGCGGTCGAGCCGGCGAAATTCGGCACGGCGGCGATCGTGGTAGCGGCGCTGCGCGCGTCGCCGGTGCCGATGCCGGTGCCGGTGCCTGCGGCTTGCCGGGCGGCTTTTTCGATCTCGGTGCCCAGCGACACGTAATCAGCGCGCGTGCTGCGCAGGGTGTTTTGCAGGGCGCGCATGCGGGCGTCGCCTGACTCGGCAGCGTAAGCCATCGCGCCCAGGCCGACGGCGACCGATGCGACGATACCGACGGTCGACAACAGGATGCCGGCGACGATTTTCACGCCCTGGCCGAGCAACCCGAACCCGGTGCCGGTCGCCAGCGCCACGTCGACAACCTGGTGCCCCTGCTGGATGAACGTCGTCAGGATCGGTTGCCCGGTCGCGATACTCGACAGAGTTTGCACCGACTGCACGCCCAATTGGCGCAGGGCAAAGGTCTGCTGCCCGGTGCTGCCCGTCAGGCTGTCCAGGCTGTCTTTCTGCGCCTTGGCCGACTTCGTGACCGCGTCCACCGGGGCGCCGGCGGCAGCGAACGCATCGGTCGCCTGCTGGCGCGCTGTGGCGGCGAGGCGAGAATTGATCGCCCCAACCCGCTCCGCTTCCGATACCTCGTTCAGCGCCGCCTCGTATTTCTTCGACGCAGCGAACACCGGGTCGAATTTCGCGCGCAGCGAGTCCAGGCTGGCGCCGTATGCCGCCACGTCGGCCGCCCGGCTGGCGTAGTCGTCGGGGTTGGACGGCGCTTTCACACCCACGAGTGCGTTGTTGGATGCGGCCACCGCTGCCGCCTCGGCCTGCGCCGCCTGGTTCACCGCGAACGCCGTCAGCCGGTAGGATGCCTGCAGTTTTTCGTTGGCGGCCAGGGCTTCGTCGATGCTCAAAATGTTCGTGTTGAAGCCTGCATCGACTTCGGCGAGGCCGTTGCGAAGCGCCTGCATCGCCGATTCCAGCGGGACGTATTTCGCCCGCAGCGAGTCGATCGCAGCACCGAACGCCGCCACGTCGGCCGCCCGGCTGGCGTAGTCGGTGCCGCTCGTCGCCTGGACGCCGAGCACGGTGTTGAACCGCTTTTGCGCCTCGGTAGCCGTGTCGGTCGCTGCGGCGCGCTCCAGCAGCACTCGCGCAAGCGCCGCCTCGCCAGCAGGCATCCCGGCGTTCGCGGCCACCGTCTCGGCCATCGCGGATTTCAGCCGCAGCACCTTGGCCGTCGCGGCGTCGATCGCCCGGCCTAGCGCGTCCTGCGACACGCCGGCGGCGGTCGCCGCGTTCCCGGTGCGGTCCTGCAGCGTGGCGAGGTCACGTTGTGCCTTGGCGAGC